GTCAAAGTCTTCACAGAGTTTGGAAAATTACATGTTGAAGGCATCAAAGAAGATAAAGAAACAGATGCAACATATCAACACAGGGGCTTGGCACAACGTTCATTCAAACGCTCTTGGCAACTCAGCGAAGATTGCGAAGTTCGACAGGTCGTATTTGAAGACGGACTCTTGTCCGTGGAATTGGGAAAAGTAATTCCAGAACATCACACACGCAAAGATTACCTAGGAGGTGCATCATGAAACTCACTAGTCCTTTCAGCGTTATCAAAGACGCTAAGTCGGATATCAAAAGAGTTCCCAAAAAATCTTTTTGGGAAAAAGAATGTGATGATCATCCGACAAATCAATCATGTTTAGTATATTGCAATTGACATCAGATTAAAATAAGTTTAAGATGCTCTATATAAAAAAGTTTATTGTAGAGTATGAAACAAACACCAGGTGAGATAATGATGCATCCACTGTGGTCAGGACCTGTTATCTTACTAGGTCTGATGGTCTTGATACAGACTCTTCATACTGTCACCCACTGGCATATGGAAATAGATGCTGATGCATACTGTAGAAACAATGCTGAATGGGTGGAGTCACAAACAAGTGATGATGATTACTAGCATATATAATAAACAATCAAAGAGACCCGATGGGTCTCTTTTTGTTTGAGGTTACTATGAATGTTTATGTAAATTTAAAACCGAATAATTACGATGGTGAGTCTGACCTCTTGACAATTGAGGTTCCTTCATCTTATAGTGAAGAGATTCTGCAACATGTTAGACCCATCGCAGAACAAAAAAATACATCCCAAGATAAAATCCTTAAGGATATTTTTAGGGAAGCAGTAAACGAAATTCAAAGGAGGAGTTATGAGCGTAAGGGTCGTAAGAACAAGAAACGGTGAGGATGTCATTTGTGACATTCGTGAAATTAGTCAAGAAGGAGATACCGAAAAAAAGGTTCTTGGTTATCAGTTGAATAAACCATACACCGTTTGGATTTCTGAAGGAATGAATGCTGAGGATGATGATGGTAACATTCATAAACTTAGCAATCCTGAAATTACGATGGAACCTTATGCACCTCTTGCAAAAGAACAACAAATCATCGTTCGTTATGATGAAATCATTAGTGCTTATGAAACACATGATGATGTAGTCTCAAAATACAATCAACTAGTTGGAGCAACAAATGGAATCGAATCTGAAAATCCTGTTGATGACAAACAGGAGTGAGTGTCTAGTAGGTCGTGTAACTGAGTTAGACGAGGAACCCTCAGTCTTAATTGAAAAATGTTTTAGCATTACTAGTGATGGAAAACTTGAAGAGTTTCCCCCTTTTGCTTCACAACGTGATTTGTTCTTGACATCTGAGTCAATTTTGACTATAGTGGATCCATCAGAACAAATTGTAAAGGAGTACAATTCAAAGAATGAGTAGGTTTTATACCAACGTACAACTTGCAGGCAATGTAATTCTTTATCGTGGGTACGAGAACGGACAACCAGTCCAATCTCGTGCCCATTTTAGTCCTACATTGTTTGTGTCTTCAAACAAGGAAGAAAAGTATAAAACTTTAGAGGGTGATAACGTACGTCCTGTTAAATTTGAATCAGCAAGAGAAGCAAGAGAGTTCATTGCACAGTATGAAAGTGTTGAGGGATTCAAAGTTCATGGGTATGAAAGGTTTGTATACCAATTCATCGCTCAAGAATTTCCTAACGAGGTTGATTACAACATCAATCAGATGAAAATCTATGCTATGGACATTGAGGTTCAGTGTGAGAATGGATTTCCTAATGTAGAAGAGGCAGCAGAAGAAATGCTCTCAATCACCATTAAAGATATGGTGACTAAGAAATATTATTGTTGGGCAACTCGTGAATTTGAAGCACCTAAAGATGTAGAAACTAATATATTTTGGAACGAGAAAGAGATGTTGAATCACTTTCTTGGTTGGTGGGTTGAGCATACACCTGATATCTTGACTGGTTGGAATGTAAATCTATATGACGTTCCATACATTGCTCGTCGTGTAAATAGAGTTCTTGGTGAGAAATGGATGAAGAGTCTGTCTCCATGGAACCGTGCAAATGAGAGGGAAGTATATGTCCAAGGACGTAAAAACTATGCTTATGATATTAGTGGGGTCAACATTCTTGACTACCTTGACCTTTACCGTAAGTTTACTTATAGTAACCAAGAATCCTACAGACTTGATCACATTGCTTTTGTCGAATTAGGACAACGTAAGGTTGATCATAGTGAGTATGAAAACTTTAAGGACTTCTATACATCTGATTGGCAGAAGTTCATGGAATACAACATCCAAGACGTTGAGTTGATTGACCGCCTTGAAGACAAGATGAAGTTGCTAGAACTAGCAATCACTATGTCTTATGACGCAAAGGTAAACTTTGAAGATGTGTATTCACAGGTAAGAATGTGGGACACGATGATATATAACTACTTAAGTGAAAAGAACATTGTTGTTCCTCCCCGAAAGGGATCTAAAAAAGACGAAAAATACGCAGGTGCTTATGTCAAGGAACCGATTCCAGGAAAGTATGATTGGGTGGTCAGTTTTGATCTCAATAGTCTGTATCCCCATCTTATTATGCAGTACAACATCTCCCCAGAGACACTCAGGGAGACTAGACATCCCAGTGCGAGCGTTGAACGGATTCTCAAACGGGAGATAGATTTTGATGGTGAGTTTGCTACGTGTGCTAACGGTGCTCAGTATCGTAAGGACATACATGGATTCTTACCAGAAATAATGCAAAAGATTTACGATGAGAGAACGATTTATAAAAAGAAAATGCTCATCGCCAAACAGGAAAATGAAAAGAAACCAACTGAACAACTCAAAAGGGACATCTCAAAGTTCAACAACATCCAAATGGCAAGAAAGATTCAACTTAATTCTGCCTACGGTGCTATCGGTAACCAATACTTCAGGTACTACAATCTTGCGAACGCTGAAGCAATCACACTCAGTGGACAAGTAAGTATTCGTTGGATTGAAGGGAAGGTAAATAGTTACCTGAACAAACTACTAAAAACTGAGGATCAAGATTATGTTATTGCTTCCGATACTGACAGCATCTATGTCTGTCTTGATTTACTTGTACGCAATGTATTTCCTGACCCGAAAATTTCTTCAGAGAGGATCGTCAGTTTCATCGACGCTGCTTGCAAAGAAAAAATAGAACCTTTTATCACTAAGTCATATCAAGAACTAGCAGATTATGTTGGTGCTTATGATCAGAAGATGTTCATGAAACGTGAGAACATCGCCAATAAAGGTATATGGACTGCTAAGAAACGTTACATCCTTAATGTGTGGGATAGTGAAGGTGTTCGTTATGAAAAACCTAAACTAAAAATCATGGGTCTAGAGGCAGTCAAATCTTCTACACCTGCTGCCTGTCGCACTGCAATTAGGGATTGTATGAAGGTAATTATGAATAAAGATGAGGAAGCAGCACAGAAATTTATCTCTGATTTTAGGGATGAGTTTACCTCATTGCCAGTTGAGGACATTTCATTTCCTAGAGGATGTAGTAATCTAAATAAATGGTCTAATCCCACAACACTTTATAGTAAAGGCACTCCAATTCACGTGCGTGGTGCTTTGTTGTATAATTTCTATAACAAGAAAAATAAACTTACCCATAAGTATCCTCTAATTCAGGAAGGTGAGAAGATTAAGTTTGTTTATCTGAAGACTCCTAATAAAATTAATGAGAATGTTATCAGTTACCTTGGTACATTCCCAAAAGAATTGGGACTTGACAAACAGGTAGACTATGACTTACAATTCAGTAAGAGTTTCCTTGAACCTATTAAAGTTATTATGGACACGATTGGATGGAAAGCAGAAAAAGTAGCATCACTGGAGTTTCTATTCGGATGACCACATACATTGTTGAATATCAAAAAGCATTTAGTGCTGGAGAAAATCTCTCCGCAAAAGAATTCTTTGACAAAGAAGAAGCAAAATGGTTTGAACGTGCCATGAAACGTTCGAATTATATTACAAAACTATTAGAGAAACCATGAGTTTTTTAGAAAAAATTGCAAAGGAAATTGGTAATGAGTATGCAGGACTTGTTAGTGATGGTATCTCAGCAGGAGACAGTGCTGAGTTCATTGACACTGGTAGTTACATTTTCAATGCTCTGGTTAGTGGTTCAATCTTCGGAGGTGTCCCCTCAAATAAGATCACTGCTATCGCTGGTGAGTCTAGCACTGGTAAGACTTTCTTTTGTCTTGGGATTGTCAAGCATTTTCTTGAATCAAATCCCGATGCTGGAGTAATTTATTTTGAGTCTGAGTCTGCTATCTCTAAGCAAATGATTGAAGATCGTGGCATTGACTCTAAACGTATGGTTATTGTTCCTGTTGCAACTATTGAACAATTCAGAACTCAAGCAAGCAGAGTATTAGAAAATTATGAAGATCAAACAGAAGATGAAAAGAAACCCTTAATGTTTGTTTTAGATTCTCTGGGCATGCTTTCTACACAGAAAGAAATTGATGATGTTACAGCAGATAAACAAGTACGTGATATGACTAAGAGTCAACTTATTAAAGGTGCTTTTCGTGTACTTACGTTAAAATTAGGTAAAGCAAATGTTCCAATGCTCGTTACTAATCATACATATGATGTGATCGGTTCTTATGTACCGACAAAAGAAATGGGAGGTGGCAGTGGACTTAAGTATGCTTCATCAACAATTGTATATCTATCAAAAAAGAAGGAAAAGGATGGTACGGAGGTTGTTGGAAATATTATCAAATGCAAAACGCACAAGTCCAGACTAACTAAAGAGAATTCTCAAGTTGAAACACGTTTGTTCTTTGATAAAGGTCTTGATAGGTATTATGGATTGTTAGAATTAGGTGAGAAAGGTGGACTTTGGAAGAATGTAGCAGGTAGATATGAGATGGATGGTAAGAAAGTTTATGCCAAACAAATACTTAAGGATCCAGAAACATATTTTACTGCTGAAGTAATGCAGGCACTTGATGAAATTGCCAAGAAGGAATTCTGTTATGGATTATAATCCTTTAGAGGTATCTCTAACTGATGTAATTAGACCTTCTGTCACAAGACTTGCAGATTATGTACAAGTTTATGATGACATTTGTGATGAAGAAACTTGCGACCAAATTGTAGAGGCATTTGAATCACAAAAAGAAAAACATGTCTACATCGATAGATTAAAGAGACCTACTTTTACTGAGATGAATGTATCTCAGGAATATTTGAAGAGAGATGTGACTTGGATGTCTATCCAACAACAAATCCAAGCATATTTTATTGAATCTGTTAGTAGGTATATGAGTGACTTGGATTTAGGTGCAGACTTTCCTTCTAAATATGCCTTTGAAGAGTATAGAATTAAAAAATATCGTCAACAATCTGATGATGAATTTGCAGATCATGTTGACGTTGGTGATTACAATTCTGCTCGTAGATTTTTGGTATGTTTCCTATACTTAAATGACGTAGAGGAAGGTGGAACTACAGACTTCCCAAAAATTTCACTATCAATTACCCCAAAACGTGCTAGAATATTATTGTTCCCTCCAAATTGGATGTATCGCCACGCAGGTCGTCCAGTAACTAAAGGCACAAAATACATTCTCGGAACTTATTTACACTATTTGTAATGAATTTAGAAGTAACTATCCTTAGTAATCTTGTATACAGTGAAAAGTATGCAAGGAAAGTACTTCCCTTCCTAAAGTCAGAATACTTTACTGCTCGTGAATATAAAATTGTATTCTTGGAGATCCATGAATACATTAGTCAGTATGATTCATTGCCTTCTCTCAATGCTTTAGGAATTGAATGCCAAGAAAGAACTGATCTTACTGAAGAACAGTATAAAGAAGTTGTTGGAGTTCTAAATATTCTCTCTGATGATCCATCAGACCATGATTGGATTGTTAATACTACAGAGAAGTGGTGTCAAGAACGTGCAATCTACCTATCTCTTATGGAGAGTGTTAAGATTGCTGATGGTCAGGATCCTAAGAAAGATAAGGGTGCTATTCCTCAAATTTTGTCAGAAGCATTAGGGGTTTCATTCGACCAACACGTAGGACACGATTATGTCTCAGACGCAGAATCAAGATACGACTTCTACCATCGTAAAGAAGATAAAATACCCTTTGATTTGTCTCTTTTCAATAAGATTACGAAGGGTGGTCTTCCTAATAAGACTCTTAATATCGCACTTGCTGGCACTGGTGTGGGCAAGTCTTTGTTTATGTGCCATTGTGCTTCCTCGGTACTTCTTCAAGGGAAAAATGTACTTTATATCACGTTGGAAATGGCGGAGGAAAAAATCGCTGAACGCATTGATGCGAATCTACTCAACATCCCTATTCAACAAATCGGAGATATTCCGAAAGTAATGTTTGAGAAGAAGATAGGAAGTCTAGCAAAGAAAACACAAGGCAAACTTATCATCAAAGAATATCCTACTGCGTCTGCACATGTAGGACATTTTAAATCTCTCATAGGTGATCTTGCACTTAAAAGATCTGTAAAACCAGACATTATTTTTATTGATTATTTAAATATATGTGCATCCCAAAGATACAAAGGGAGTATTGTTAACTCTTATACCTATGTCAAAGCGATTGCAGAAGAACTTCGTGGTCTTGCGGTGGAAACAAATGTTCCTATCGTATCAGCAACTCAGACCACTCGTAGTGGGTACGGTAGTAGTGACGTTGATCTTACAGATACCTCTGAGTCATTCGGTCTTCCCGCTACTGCCGACCTTATGTTTGCTCTCATTTCTACTGAGGAACTCGAAGGAATGAATCAGATCATGGTTAAGCAATTAAAAAATAGATACAATGATCCTACTGTATATAAAAGATTCTGTGTAGGTATTGACAGATCAAAGATGAGGTTGTATGATATAGATGAAGCTCAGAAAGATCTAGTTGACTCTGGTGAACCTGAGGTTGACTTAGTAAAAAAATTTACAGCAAAGAAAACTTTTCAAGATCTAAAATATGACTAAGAAAGTAAACACGAATGCCTATTTAGAATTCGTTGATGCGGTAACATCCCAAGAATCTAAGGATTATATTTCCTTTAATTCTAGATGTTTTGATTTACAATCAGGTGAAAACGGATTGCCTATTCATAGACTTGTGACTGCTGCTCTTGGTATTACTGCTGAGGGTGGTGAGTTTACTGAGGTAGTAAAGAAGATCGTATTTCAAGGTAAACCAGTTACCGAAGATAACATCTTTCATATGAAGAGAGAACTTGGAGATATCATGTGGTATGTTGCTCAAGCATGTATGTCACTTGACACTACAATTGATGAAATCATCGCTATGAATGTTGAAAAACTTGCAGCAAGATATCCTGATGGTTCCTTTGATGTATACTATTCAGAAAATAGAAAAGAAGGAGATCTCTAATGCATATAATTACATTAGTTACAATTGTTGCAATCTCGTCAGCAATTATTATTTTAAAAGTATACAACCCTCATTAAATCATGGCACTATCCAATCAAGTTGAATCTTCTTTGTTGGAAGCACAAGAAAGTTTACGTAATGCATTAGCATTTGCAGCACGTACTGAGAAACCATACATTGCAAAACACATTGCAGATATGATGTCTAATATTGATAACATCATTCATGTAGTTCCTTTACTAGAGAAAGTTGAAGAGGGACTAAACGAATGATACAGAATGTTTTTCTTAGGATATTCTATGATTTCAAATTCTACTACAACATATACACAGATTCAGAACGTCAGAGTATCCTAGAAAAAACAAAATTATATTTACAGGAATTTGAGAACTCACCAGGTCTTCAAACTCCACCAAATATACACAGAGAAGTTGATCTATCTAAATTATTCAACGCATGTGGAGGTGTTAATGTTGGAAGGTGCTGGTTAAACTATACAAGAAAAGGATTTCCTGATGAGTTTGTTTGGCACACTCATCCACACAGATATACATGTGTATACTATTTTGATGATGGACCTAATACAGTCTTTAAAGGTATACGAAAAAATTTTCAAATCAATGTTCCTAAGAACACACTAGTTGTGTTTCCAGCACACATATTTCATTCTGCACCTGTGCATCAAGAGAATGAAAGATACACAATAGCTTTTGATTTCGATGAAGAGTAAATTCTATAAGAAAAAACTTGAATGGACTAGTAATTTTGTACAAAAAAATATTAGTGCTATCGAAAGAAACTATGAAAAATTTCCATCTAAGAATAGATGGAATTGTAATTGTCATGTAGTGCATGATGATGATCTTGATGCTGAACCAATTGATTATGAATTTTTAAAAACTGAATATGAGAAAGAAGCAATTATATTTTGTGAAAAAAATGGTTTAAAGTTTAATGGTTTTGGATCAATATGGTATAATTATTACAAGACTGGACAGTATCAAGAACCTCATAATCATGACGGAGGGTTTACCTTCATTCATTATATGATTTTTGATAAGGATAGGCATAGTGCAACACAGTTTACTGATCCAAATTTAGAATCACCTCAGATAGAACAGGGTGATATTTTAATTTTTGATGGTACAATTCAACATTATGTTCCAGCAAATAGTAGTACTAATCCGAGACTGACTGTGGCATTTACTTTTGATGTTGAGACTATGCAAGCACCTAGCAATCAAATTAACACAGAATATTTGTTTCCAACACCAATGTGGTGGGTCGATTTAGATCTTAACACTGATGCAATTGCAAAGGAGTGTTATGAAGTTAAAAACTCACACCCTGAAGGTAGAACATGTAGCACAAGAGATGGGTATCAATCTTATGATCTAGACTTTGATGTAAGAAGAGGTAATATACTTAAATTAGTTGATCATGTTACGACTGTATCTAATACTATTTTCAAATCATACTATGCTAAAGATGAGAATGATAAAAGAACATTATCTGTTATAAATTATTGGGTAAATATAAATCCAAACAAAGGACATCACATTAGACATACACATCCAGGTGCTTTTATGTCTGGAGTTTATTATGTAAAATGTTTACGAGACTCAGATCAAGGATCTATAAGATTTTTTAGACCAGAACAAGAAGAATTTATATTATTGCAACATAATATAAAATGGGATGATACTTGTTATCCTCCAATAGAGGGAAGATTACTCTTATTTCCATCTCATTTGTCTCACTCTGTAGATAATAATCAGTACGATAATGATCGTATTGCAATATCTTTTAATCTTTGTATAAATTGGCATCCAGATTGGAAAACAAATGGCTAATGGAATGACTGAACACAAAATCTATAAATCTCAATTGATCATTGATCATAAAGATGAGATGGTTGAGTTGATACACAGAGCATATGAGACACATCAAGATGTTTTTCATGGTCAAGACTCAACATATACCTATGGGTTGTATAATTTCTTTGCATTAACATCTCCCAATTTACTTTTCCGAGAATTGTTTTTTGAATTGAAAGATATTATACATGACTATATTCCATCAAAGTATAAGTGGATGCAGTGTTGGTTAAACTATCATACTCCAGACACAGTTTTAAAATGGCACAACCATGAGTGGCCTTATCATGGTTACATAAGTATAGATCCAAAAAATTCTACAACAGAATTTGAATGCTTCGAGATAGAGAATAAGGTTGGAAATATATACATCGGTCCTGGTTACAGACATCATAGAGTTGTTGCTAAAGATAACTTTACTGAACCAAGAATAACATTAGGGTTTGATGTTTGTACTGAACCTATGGAACCTCAACATATGATGTCTTTGATTCCACTATGATGGAAGTACTAGATAATTTCTTACCATATCAAGATTTTGAAAGTATTAGAAAATATCTAATAGATATTATTCAATGGAAATATCAACCTTATAAAGTTACTAATGGTTCAAATGAAAATGACATTGACAATTACCAATTTGAACATGAATTTTATTTTCAACAATCATGGAATGGTCACTTCCAATATGGAATGTCCCCTGATTTTGAGACCATTGTACCTCTACTAAATAAAATTAACTTCCTTGCATTACATAAAGTAAAAGCAAATCTGGAACCTCTAAAGAGTAAAAGATTCTTTAGTGACTTTCACTATGATTGGGCAGATTCCATAGAGAATCCAATTCCCTCTAGTAAAATGACAACTGCCATTTACTATATTAATACATGCGATGGATATACAGAGTTTGAAGATGGTACAAAAACACAATGTGTTGCTAACCGTTTGATAAAATTTCCATCAAACATTAAACATAGAGGTGTCAGTCAAATTGACAATCGTCTTAAAACTGTGATAAACTTAAACTATTTCACCCCCTGAAAACAATGAGTAAAGAAATGACATTGAAAGAAAAGGATGCTATTGCAACCATGCAGGTTGCTCAGGTATGTGCAGTCTATGGAGAAGATGCAAAGTGGTATAGACAAACAATGCCAAACAAAGACGGCACCCTTGAAGAGTACATTATTATTCATTATCCTCGTCCTGGTTCTGCTAATTAATGCTTACTTTATGGATTCATCTCGTAGCATTTTACGAGGTGGTTGTGCTCAATTGTATTCAACCAGTTAACTGGAAGTATTGCTCTCGTTTAGATGAGTGGTTAGTACCTGAACTTGTAGAAGGGTATGAAATTTGGGCGGGTGATAAAATGCCCTATCAAAATGAGAGTGTATATCTAAATAGTTTGGGCAATCACAAGGACTAATGGCAATAACAATTCCTCCAGTAAATAAGTCTGCCTTCGAAGATGTGATGAAGGCATTGGGAGGTGATGATTATTCGTATTACTTATTTGATGTTAAGAACGTAGAAGAAAAGGACTCAACCAAGAAAGTTCAGATAGCATTAAAAGTTTTTGTTCCTCAAATAAAAAGACTTACAGCAGTTCAAAATATAAAAAGTGCATTAGATGAAAACTATCCAGGAATTACAACTAATGCGAAAGGCACTTCCTTAGATATTCCAATCAGAGAGAAGCAAGTTATTAGAGTAGAAGTTAAACCAGAGAACAGTAAAGGATCTGGTGGTGGTGCTGCACAAACTGCACTGGTAGAATCTGCACAGTGTGTCTATGCTGCCATGAGATATTACTGTCCTAATATAGAAAAGAAGAAAGCATTTACTGAAGAAGATTTTAAATGTGGCATGCGGTATTGCGACGTAACTGCAAAGTTAGATGAAATTCTTTCACTAGGAAAGGACTGGCAAGAATCATCTTGGGCAGGTGCTAATGAAATATTTGGTAAAGTAGGTGGTAAGGGATGGACATTTGTTAGGGGTGATTCTATGATTGATGATGGTGCAGTTAAGAATGCATTCAATAGAGTAAAGAGTCAAACTAACTTATCTTCTGAAGATAAATGGAATCCTTCTGATATATGGATGGTAAAGGATAAGACTAAAGTAAAAAATCATCTTAATAAAGAAACTACTATTGATTGTCTAAACAATGCTTTGTTACAATTGAGAGCAGACGGACAGTTGGTTGGTATATCTTTGAAGAAGATTGAAGGTTTGCCTAAGATGAAACTATTAAACGATAGACCTCCTGCTGAAAGAAAAGCAAACGAGAAAGCATACTTTGCAAAGTATGATTTGGTATTCGATAATGGTAGAAAGGGTGACAGTCATCCTATGGATGTTTATGTGTACTACGGCACAGGTAATTTTGAAAAATTTCAGGCAAGAAATTTTGGTGGTCCTACCAAAGGTGATTGGAAGTTAGAGTTGAAAGGTAAGTCTGCTGCACAGGGTAAGATACAAGGTAAGAAGGTACAAGAATTACTAAAGGATGGTAAGTTTGGTACACTACCTGAGTATGGTGGAACAGATACTTGGACTAAAGCAAAGACTAATAAGTTGGATGAGGAAATCTATAATTTACTGGTAAAATATAAAGCAAAGGGTTTGAAGAATAAAGCAACTGATATGGCATGGATTAAAGATGAGGCAGAACAAGCATGGAAGTATAGTAAATATGCGGGATTAAAATTTTTAGATTGGGTGTCCACTCATAGAGATTCTGACCAGATCATAAAGGAAATATATTTGTACGCATCATCACAGTCGGACAAGTCGTCTGTGTATTGGAAGCTCCAGTGAGGAAAGTGGCACAATGAGACCTAAAACAGCGTGTGGATGTAGTATAATATGGGTATCAGAAACGGTTCAGATGCCCAACAAACACCTTGAACACCCAGAAGATTCAATCCTTCAAGGACGTAAGGTTGCAATAGATGCCATCAAAGAACTTGTGACAGTTACTAGACTGTCTGTCAAATGGGACGGTGCTCCTGCCATAGTGTTTGGTACTAATCCTGAGAATGGTAAGTTCTTTGTGGGCACTAAGTCCGTTTTCAACAAACGCAAAATCAAAATCAATTACAGTCATGAGGACATTGATAAGAATCATCAAGGCACTGTCGCTGACATTCTTAGGTTATGTCTTGATCACCTTCCTCGCATCAATCGTATTATCCAAGCTGATTGGATCGGTGTCGGTGGGGGCAGTGTTTATTGTCCTAATACTATTCAGTATAAGTTTGATCATAAGATTTCTGAACAAATTATTCTAGCACCACATACAGAGTATACAGAACTCAGTCCTACTGCTGAGGGTAAGATAGGAGTTAGTCTTGATAGCACTTCTAGTTGCTACTTTGTTGATACTAATAATGCTACTGTAGAACCACCTTTGGGATGGAGACATCTAGCAAAAATACTACCTACAATCATGGTGGCAAAGGTTCCCCAATCCCGCACAGAGATAGCAAAACATATCAATTCATTCGTACGACAAGGGACACTTCCGCGTCCTCAAAAAATGTACGATACATTAGATGCTAAATATAAGGGAGAAGTAAATGTAAGTACCTTCAGGGTATGGCATCAAATCTTCCAACTGAAACAGCGTCTACTCGATGCGATTTTTGTAAATGGAAATGTTGAATGTTACATCGATGGTGAATCCTCTCAGCATGAGGGGTTCGTGACAGTTTCAAATAATCCTTACAAAATTGTAGATCGGTTGACCTTTAGTAAAGCAAACTTTAACCTTAGTAAGAATTGGCAGAATGAAAAAGTTCAGTGCTTTCCTAACTGAAGCCGAAAGATCCTTCGCTGCAAAAGAAGCAGAGAAATTAAAACTTAAGCATGTAGGGTATGGTAAGTATGCCGATGTAAATGGCAACGTCACCCACTTGTCTAAGGATGGTAAACTAATTAAGGTGTCTGCTCAACAAGCAGCAGCATCAACGCAGCAAAATGGAGAAGAAGAAACTGGAGGCGGCGAGGGTCAGGTCGATCAAGGTAGCATATCTGTTACATTTGGAAGATTTAATCCACCTACTGTTGGTCACGAGAAACTTTTAGATAAGGTTGCTCAACAGGCAAAGTCTAGTGGAGGAGAGTATAGAATATATCCGTCTAGATCTGAAGATCCTAAGAAGAACCCTCTTGATGCGGGAACTAAAATTAAATTTATGAAGCAAGCATATCCTGATCATGCTAATGCTATTCAAAATAATGAAGAGATGAGAACTATCTTTGATGTTCTTACCACTCTTGACGCAGAAGGATATAGTTCAGTCAATCTAGTGGTTGGTGGTGATAGAGTTAGTGAGTTTAATAGTCTTGCACAGAAATACAATGGAGATGTATATACATTTGATGAAATTAATGTAGTTTCTGCGGGAGCAAGAGATCCAGATGGTGAAGGTGTAGAAGGTATGTCTGCATCTAAACTTCGTAAAGCAGCAGCAGAAGATGATTTCAATTCCTTTAGTAAAGGAATGTCAAAAAATCTAGGAAAAGATGGTACTGAGAAGTTATATATGACATTGCGTCAAGCAATGCAAGTAGAAGAGTTTGATGATTTTGCAGAAGCATCATATGATCTATATGAGATTGCTCCTAAGTTAGATCCTCAAGGTCTCCGAGAAGTATATTTCAATCAAAATTTATTTGAGGTAGGATCTTATGTCGAAAACAATAACACAGGTATCATTTCTAAGGTTGTTAGTCGTGGTAGCAATTACGTCATCTCTATTGATGAGTCTGATCATCTTTTTCGTACTTGGTTAAGAGACTTAAAAGAGGTTAAAGGGTGGTTAAAACCATCCGAAAGAGAGGAAGGAACAGATAGTCTTGTTCGGTACATGAAAAGATTAACACCAGGTGAATTCATTAGGAAGATAAATAAAAACGTCAAGGACAGTTAGTAAAATGAATCTTAGAGACCTACCCGATTTATCGGACGCACTAAAACAAGTGCAGATGTATGAAAAGAAAAAATTAGATCCTGTCGGTAAGGAGGATGGTGACATCGATAATGACGGTGACAAAGATAAGACTGATTCTTATCTTTTAAATCGCCGCAAGACTGTTACCAAGGCGATGGGTAAGAAAACTCACCTCTGTGCTTCTAAAGTTAAGATGGAAGACAGAGAGTATGATGTAATTCCAGAAGCACATACCCTGTTAGAAGATGGTACTGTAACTCACTATGATATTACTGATGGTAATTTCATTATGGAGAATGTCCCTGTAGAAGAATTAGAAATTATTAAAGAAGGTCCACACGAACACTTTGTTAACTATGATAAGAACTTAGAAGTTCTTGGAGAGACTTGTGGAGGATCTCATGATGGTGACATGAAGAAAAAGAAGAAGAAGAAAGAAGAGATGGGTGAAGGTTATGGTAGTAAGAAAAAGAAAAAGCATGACTGTGCATCTAAAGTAAAACATGAAGAGTTTGGTGTTGGTAACTGCATCAAAGGAATGCACGATCTTGATGAGAATGGTGTAGTACAACACTATGATGTTTTCTTTGAGCATGGTATTGAAAAGCATGTTCCAGTTTCTAAATTAGAAATTTTGGAGGGAGGCATGCATGAGCATGTAATTCATGACGAGGCAGAGGATGATGCTTAGTTTTAAAGCACTAGACGAAAAAAAGAAAACTGCAGTCAAGATTAATCCTAAACTTAAGGACATGATGGAGAAGGAGTTTAAACCTCACATCATGATTGATAAGAAAACTGGGAAGAAGTATAAAGCCAACAGTATGGCTGACCATGATAAGTATAAGAAATTGGGATATGTGCATGAAGGAAAGGGAAAATGTGACTGTGACTGCGGTCAAGACCCATGCAAAACATGCGGTGGTGATCACTTCAAAAAAGAAGTGTCAGAAGGAAAGAAAAAGGATGATACATACTTAGAGACGGACTTTAAAAAACGCCTAAAAAATAATGAGAAAGCTCGTAAAGAGATGATGAAAGGTCCGCAAATGAAAAACCCCCACTTTGAATCTAAAACCTATGACAGTCAAGAAGAGATTTCAGAAAAAAGCACAAAAGAGAGCACTGAAAATTCGATCTTGACCTTTGGACAATTCCATGAAGCAACCCGACTTAAAAAAGAGAAGGGTTACGATAAGGGTGGAACTAAAAAACCATCTGGGAACAAACCTAAGGATGCTGCATTGTCATTCGTTCTTGATAAAATCAGGAAGGAACATGGTAAAGGTGCAATCATGACAAGTGGTGGCAGTAAACAACAAAAGAAAGTGAAAGGTGCAAAGTCTACTGTAGGTACTGGTAAGTATAAGAAAGCAGCAGACGCTAAGAAACAAACTGCTAGTGACGCAAAGAAACGAGGGTTCAAGTCTACCCAAAATTATGTTGATACCATGGCAAGGTATGGTGGGAAAGACAACTACGATAAAGGTAGAGGACTAGGAACATGACAAATGTCCACCAGTTAATCGATGAAGGTAATCTTCACAAGTGGTTCTCAGGATCTAAATCCAAGGACGGCAAAAAAGGTTGGGTTAATGTAGTAACTGGTGGAACTTGTGCTAGTGATAAACCTGGTGAAGGTACACCTAAGTGTGTGTCATCTTCTAAAAGAGCAAGCATGACCAAAGCAGAAAGATTATCTGCTTCACGTCGTAAGAAGAAAGCAGATCCTAATCAACAATCTAAAACTGGTGCTGCAAAACCAACTTATGTTTCAACTGACAAACCCAAAAAGAAAATGAAAGAAGAAACTCAAATCTCCGAAGCAGATAAAAAAGGCAAAGGTAGTGGTAAGAAAGATGCTTGCTACCATAAAGTAAAAGCAAGTGCTAGTGTCTGGCCTTCTGCATATGCATCTGGTAGGTTAGTTCAATGCCGTAAGAAAGGTGCTGCTAACTATGGTAACAGCAAGAAAGAATCATATTCTTGGAGAAAAAATTTAGATATAGATGAAGGACTAACTGGTGCAAGAGCACAACGTGCTCGTGAGATGCAAGATAGTGATATCAAGAAGGGTGGTGGCAAGAGAACTGATGCTGATAGAGATACAGCATTTAGACTTGGAACTGGTACTAGTGAGAATAGAGTTTCACAAAGAAAGAGAACAGGTGCAAGTGCTCAAGGTCAAGGCAACGCTGCCAAGCGTCGTATGAAAGAAGAAAAATCATTCAACCAATTTTATGATGAGTGTTGGAAGACTCATAAGAAAGTAGGTATGAAGATGAAGGGTGGTAAGTTAGTTCCTGATTGCCGTCCAAAGAATGAAGAAACACATGTATATTGGTCGAGTAAAGCATTAGATCAGTTAGAAAAAATACAAGAGAAGTCTGCTGCATGGCAACGCAAGGAAGGTAAGAATAAGACTGGTGGTTTGAATGAGAAAGGTAGAAAGTCTTACGAACGTGAGAATCCTGGTTCTGATTTGAAAGCACCACAACCAGGTGGTGGTCCTAGAAAGAGATCATTCTGTGCTCGTATGAGTGGTGTAAAAGGACCGATGAAAGATGAAAAAGGTAGACCAACTCGTAAGGCACTAGCACTTAGAAAGTGGAAGTGTTGACGCATATATAGAGTACCTACCTTGGTACAAAATAATGATTAATTTTTTAATGCCCATTGCTATCAGCATCATTAACAAAGCTGTTGATAGAATTCCTGATGATCTCGATTCTGTTATTAAAGATTTTGTAATTAAGTTATTGAAGAAAGCAGCAGCTAAGACAGGAAACAAAGTTGATGACGAACTAGTTAAGGCACTTGAAAAGGCACTGCTAGAAAGTTAACTTTATAAATACTCATACAGAATACACGTCGGAGAAACATGTCTTTATACGGAAGAGTTGACTCCACTGCTAACCAGACCGCTGTCGGTCTTACTATTGGTAACAGCGGTGGGTCGGTTACAAAAACTATCGTCTTTTGTGACGAAACAGAAGCAGCGTTAGCAGCAAATAAAAGTCGTGGTATTACAGCACCTGGTTGGTGGGCATATCATACTTATACTGATGTATCTGGTGCAACTCGTCACCGTGCAGAACATCTTATGGTTCTCACTAACCCAGAAGCAAATGCAGATGAGACACTAAGTGATGACACAATCGCAGCAGACGCAGCGAACACTATCACATTGTCTACAAACAACACAGACAAGTCAACTTCAAGTGGTGCAGCAACATTCGCAGTGGTAGCATCTGTAACCAACAGTGGTACAGCAACCTTCCAATGGCAAAAGCGTACTACCAGCACAGGTAGATTCTCTAATGTATCTGGTGCAACTAGTACAAACCTTGCTCTTACAGGACAGACCGCAGCAAATGATGGTAACCAGTACAGAGTTAAAGTTAACTCCAACAATGGTGCTCCAGAAGTTATCTCTGACGTAGCAACTCTCACATTTAGTAGCTAATGAAATTTGACGAACTGAATGAGTCTAACTACATTCTGTTCGCCATAAAGCATTATGACAACCCTTCTTGTATAACTAGGGAGGATTTTGATGAAGATATGAAACGCTTCAAGTATCTGAAAAGACTCTTGAAGCGTTATGTTCGAGGGGGTTCTCTAAGAACTCATCTTATTATCAATCATTTAATCATACTTTATAATGTTTTTGGTGAAGCAGCGACTCCCTTGTTATTTTTTAAAATGGAAAGGGAATATTGGAGTTTGCTGAAAACTCTATTGATATATTTGAATAAATATCCTTTAGGGATGATGTCATCTTTAGAGGTCGATCCTGATTTGCAAGAACAACTGGAGAAACTCTGATGAATTCAAAGGATTCACTAAAAAATTGGAAGCATAAAGATGCAAAGAAGTATGCTGAAAAACTTATAGAAGAGTATGGTCAACCAGATGAAGTAACTCAGACTATGTTGAAGTGGAATACACTTGGTTCATTTGGAAAGGGTGAGATGGAAACATACATTCTTGACGAAAGTATTCCGCATGCTTTTCCAGGACCACATAGAGACTATGTGTATACTGTTATGAAGATCAAAGTTCCTAGTGATAAACTAGATACACTTGGTCATGTTACTGGTAGTATTATTTACGATGGGTTAAAGGAAACTATTACTGCAAGATGTGGTAGTTTATATGCGAACGCTGCTACGATGGGATTTGTAAGAGACTTAGTTGAAGGTAAAATCCCAACAGAAGATGACGTTGCAAAGAAAGAATACGCAAACAGAATAAAGAAAGATCCATTACCAAGTTTTTATGACAACCGAATGAACGAGGGTATAGAACATATGTGTAGTTGTACTAGCGATCTGCTAAAAGAATATTCACCTAACATTGCTTACCAAGCAAAAGGTGGAAGGAAGTCTGGTAAGTTAACTAAGTCATCTATCTACAGTCTTAAAGATAAAGGTGAGAGTAAGAAAGAATTTAGAAAGTCTCATGTAAAAGATGTAAAGGATGGTTACGTTGGAAAAGGACATAAACCTACACCAGGTAAGTTTAAAAAAGAAGAGATGATGACCGCAGGCACAGGAGGTTTTAGTGGTAGTGCTGCTGCAACTGGTCCTAATGCTGGTTATGATCCAGTCATGAGGTTTAGAAAGAAACTTAAGAAGAGTAAGGAAGATAAGAAACTTGTGATGCCTGGCAACAAATTGCAAGAGGGAATGGAAGTCAGGAGTCGTCTCTTTCAATATAAAGTAAAACTTCCTGAGGTTGGTGAGACAGTTATATACGCAAGTAATCCTGCCGAACTACGTCAGAAGTTACGTTTGCTTATTAACTACAGATATCGTGGAGATATTTCTATTGAAAGAATTATGCCTGGTGAAGCTGGTAAGTTCTTTATGGACAAGCGTATGAAGCACATGCGTAATGTCAAAGAGAATACTGGAGAGACGCAGATGAAACAACAGATGACTCGTCAGCAAATTGGTCTTGAGAAAACTAAAGCAAACGATAAGATAGTCCAGATTAGAAAAGAGTTGCAAAAGAAAACTGCATCTCTAATGAAAAAACAAAGAGCAGGAGGAGCACAGGCGACTGTGGATAAGTAATGTCCGATTTGAATACTGCAATTATAGAAAGATTAGAAAGAGTAGTAGACACACTTCAGGAAAACTCTGTGAAGATGGGTCAACTACTTGCTGTTCATAATGAAAAGTTAGATAAACAGGATAAGGTTGATGAGATTCTATTCGAGAAGGTTGATAGACTACACTCAGATCTTAATAGAGAAACAGACGCAATTAAACGTGGTTGTGAAAGAGACATACGCAAAGTTGATGACCGTCTTAGACTCATGGAGAAGAAGATGTGGTCTATTTTTGGTGCTCTGTCTGTTATATCTGTCATCGTTAGTCCAATCGGACAGAAAATCTTAAGAAATTTGACAACACCAGCATCACCTGCTAGTATGGATACAGTGACTGTCCATCGTATTGTCTGAGTTTGTTGATTCGCATTATGTAAGTCTGCTTTCTGGTAGACTGGACAAGTTTGCTAGGAAAAAAACAGATCTATATAACTTCCGTTGCCCTTACTGTGGAGACTCACAGAAGCATAAGAACAAGGCAAGGGGGTATTTTTTTCGTGTGAAAGCAGACATGGTATATAAATGCCATAACTGTGGAGTAAGCAGAACCCTACCTAACTTCCTAAAAGATCAAGCACCTGATCTCCATGATGAGTATATTATGGAGAGATATAAGGAGGGTACAACAGGTAAAGGATCTTATGTTCCTAAACCAAAATTTAAAAAACCTGTATTTAAAAAACAAGGTGAACTTGTAAAAGTTTCTGATCTAAATAAAGAACATTCAGCATATCAATATCTCATAGGACGGAAATTAAATCCGTCCTTATTCTATTTTACAGACAAGTTCTGTACTTGGGTTAACACACAGAAACCTACTTTCTCTGACATTAAAAAGGATCACGCTAGAATTATTATACCTTTTGTTGATGCAGAGAAAAACTGGTTTGGATTTCAAGGAAGATCTTTAAACCCTAAGGACAAGATGAGATACATCACTGTGATGTTAGATGAAAACAAACCAAAGATCTTCGGACTAGATAAAATTGATGAAACAAAACCAATCTACATTACTGAGGGACCGTTTGACGCTACCCTCTTGGACAACTCGGTTGCGATGGCTGGGTCTGACATTGATCCTCGGACGTTTGGTTGGAGCGATTATATTTGGGTTTATGATAACGAACCTCGCAACAGAGAAATCGTCAATAGGATCTCAAAGTCAATCGACAGAGGAGACAAGGTAGTGATCTGGCCAAATCATATACAACAAAAAGATGTAAATGATATGACACTAGCTAGACACGACGTTAATTCTTTGGTACAATTAAACACATACAAAAACATAGAGGCACAAATCAAATTTACAGAGTGGAAGAAAGTATGACACCAACGGAAATCAAAGTTGTTAAAAGAGATGGCGTGACCGCAACTCTACAACTTGAAAAAGTTCACAAGATGGTTGAACACGCATGCGAAGGACTGGCAGGTGTGTCTGAATCAGCAGTGGAAATTAACAGTGGTCTTCAATTCTTTGATGGAATTCAGACTAAGGATATTCAAGAGATCCTTATTCGTTCTGCTAATGATTTAATTACTTTAGAGAATCCTAACTATCAGTATGTTGCTGCTAGACTTCTCTTGTTTGGTTTGAGGAAGTCTGTGTATAATGGACATCCTGACAAGCGTCCTATCCTCAAAGATCATGTAGATAGATGTATTGAGAAGGGTGTATATGACAAAGAAATTCTCACTAAGTTTACAGACGAAGAGTGGGAAAAATTAAACGAATATATAGATCATGACAGAGATTACCTGTTTACCTATGCGGGCATTCGTCAAGTAACTGATAAGTATTTGGTACAAGATAGAAGTACTGGAGAGGTGTTTGAGACACCCCAGTTCATGTACATTATGATTGCAGCTACTCTCTTCCAAGATGACGATAAGTTCTACAGGTTAGATTATATTAAGAAGTATTATGACGCAATCAGCAAACACAAAATCAACATCCCAACACCAATCATGGCGGGAGTGCGAACCCCCATTCGTCAATTTGCAAGTTGCGTTTTGGTTGATCTTGATGACACCCTCGATAGTATCTTTAGCGGTGATATGGCGATTGGCAAATATGTTGCACAACGTGCAGGTATCGGCATCAACGCGGGAAGAATCAGAGGGATCAACAGCAAAATCCGTGGTGGAGAAGTTCAACACACAGGTGTTATCCCCTTCCTTAAAAAACTTGAGTCAACTGTCAGATGTTGTACGCAAAACGGTATCAGAGGAGGGTCAGCTACTGTCCACTTTCCTATCTGGCATCAAGAAATCGAAGACATCATCGTCCTCAAGAACAACAAAGGAACAGAAGACAACAGAGTAAGAAAATTAGATTACTCTATTCAACTATCTAAATTATTTTATGAGCGATTCTTGCAAAGTGGCACCATTAGTTTATTCAGTCCTCACGATGTGCCTGGTCTTTACGATGCTTTCGGAACTGAAAGTTTTGATGAACTATACAAACAATACGAGTCCGATGAATCCATCCCTAGAAAAACTATTGGTGCCCAAGAATTAATTCTTGATCTTCTAAAAGAGAGAGCAGAGACTGGTCGTATTTACTTGATGAATATTGATCATTGTAATACTCATAGTTCATTTAAAGATAAGATTGAGATGAGTAATCTATGTCAAGAGATTACTCTACCAACCAAACCTATCCAACACATTGATGGTGATGGTGAGATTGCTTTGTGTATTCTATCTGCTATTAATGTTGGTAAGATTAACAGGTTAGAGGAACTTGATGAACTATGTGAACTTGCTGTCCGTGGTCTTGATGCTCTGATTGATTACCAACAGTATCCTGTAAAGGCAGCAGAACAGTCTACAAAGAACAGAAGATCGTTGGGTGTTGGATTCATTGGTCTAGCACATTATCTTGCTAAGAATGGTGCTAAGTATGAATCTGCAAAAGCAAATGATTTAGTTCACAAACTTACAGAGAGATTCCAGTTTGCTCTATTGAGTGCATCTAACGCTCTCTCAATGGAGAAAGGACCATGCGGTTATTTCGGTAAGACTAAGTACGCAGATGGAGTTCTTCCTATCGATACATATAAGAAGGACGTTGACGAGATTATATCAAATGACTTACTATGTGACTGGGAGTTTCTTAGGAAACGTATCCAGAAATATGGGTTACGGAACTCAACATTGTCTGCACAAATGCCATCGGAGAGCAGTTCCGTTGTGTCAAATGCAACCAATGGAATTGAACCACCTAGAGATTACCTGTCCATTAAGAAGTCAAAGAAAGGACCGCTTAAGCAAGTTGTTCCGTCTTATGGGACTTTAAAGAATGCCTATACATTGCTATGGGACATGCCAGATAACAAAGGTTACATTAACATAGTTGCTATTATGCAAAAGTTCTTTGATCAGGGGATCAGTGGAAACTGGTCTTATAATCCAGAGAACTATCCTGATAACGAAGTACCTGTATCAGAAATGGCAAAGGATCTACTAACAACCTACAAGTATGGTTGGAAAACTTCTTACTATCAAAACACATATGATTCTAAGAAGGATGGTGATGATGTAAATGTTGACAATCTTATTAACGAACTATTAACCACCGAGGAGGAAGTCTGTGACAGTTGTGCAGTCTAAAGAAATCACTGGTATGACAGTCTTTAATAAAAAAGCTGTTGATACTACAAAACAATTCATGTTTTTTGGAGCACCATTAAGTGTGCAGAGATATGACCAGTATAAGTTCCCAACGTTTGACAGATTAACACAGCAACAACTAGGATATTTCTGGAGACCTGAGGAGGTATCACTCCAGAAAGATCGTGCCGACTACGCACTTCTTACAGAGCAACAAAAACATATCTTCACAAGTAATCTTAAGTATCAGATTATGTTGGACTCTGTACAAGGTAGAGCACCTGGTATGGCATTTATTCCATACTGTTCTTTACCTGAGTTGGAAGGATGTATGCAAGTGTGGCAGTTTATGGAGATGATTCATAGCAGATCTTACACATACATCATCAAGAATGTATACTCTAATCCTTCAGATGTATTAGATCATATCCTTACTGACGATAACATTCTCTCTAGAGCAGAGTCTGTTACAAAGTCTTATGATGACTTTATTAATTACGCACATGAATATGATCAGAGCACTGCTTGGACACCTGAGATGAGGTCTCATATTAATTCAGAGTGGACAAGACGAGATCTTAAAAAATTCCTCTACAGGGCAGTCGCCAATGTCAATATTCTAGAGGGCATTCGTTTTTATGTTTCTTTCGCTTGCTCTTTTGCATTCGGTGAGAACAAACTCATGGAAGGATCAGCAAAGATCTTATCCCTTATCGCAAGAGATGAGTCACAGCATCTTGTGCTTACACAACAGATCTTAAAGAACTGGTCTGAGGGTAAAGATGATCCAGAGATGCAAGAGATAGCAGAAGAAGAGAAAGAAACAGTAGCAAACATGTTTAAGAAATGCGTCGATGAAGAAAAAGCATGGGCAAACTATCTGTTTAAGGAAGGTAGTATGATTGGATTGAATGAAAGACTACTACACAATTACGTAGAGTGGATTGCTAACAGAAGGATGAAAGCAGTAGGTTTGAAACCTATATACGATCAACCCCTTAGAAATAATCCACTACCTTGGACTGAGCATTGGCTCACATCTAAGGGACAACAAAATGCACCACAAGAAACGGAGATTGAATCTTATGTCGTTGGAGGAATTAAACAAGATGTCACAAAAGACACCTTCGCAGGATTCTCCCTCTGATCCAGAATGGGACTTAGAGGATTTAAAAAAAGCAATAGTTGATAGTGCTGAAGAGTATGATAGGTTGTTAGATAAAGCAGGTCAACATGAACTGCCAAAAGGAACAGCAGAAGCAATGTGGGAGATGGAACGTCATCTATGGGCACAAAGAGAAGGTAAGTACGACGAGTCTAGTTTTTAATGTATACAGCACTTCCACCAGAATTACATATTAAAGATAGTCCTGTTGCAGGACAAGGACTATTTGCTAAGGAGGATATAGATGCTATGATGTATCTTGGTATCTCTCATGTTGTGGTGGATGGTGATATTATGAGAACTCCTTTAGGTGGATTTGTAAATCATAGTGAAGATCCTAACTGCGTGAAATGGTATGTACAAGAAGATTGGGGTAAGATCTATCATATGAAAACTACAAAGGAAATCAAGAAGGGAGAGGAACTCTTTCTTAAGTACACGTTTTACTCTATAACTTGACTAAATAATTATGTCATGTTATCATGACAATACGTTCATCCCATTAGGGACGCAAGTAAGCCGACTCGGAACGGATACGTTCATCCCATGTTAGAACTTTTAATCGCTACGTCTATCACATGTTCAGAAATTGAAGGTCTTGTTGCGAGAGCAAAAAGTTATCCTGATTTAACTGAGCATCAAAGACAAGAAATCATTGATCTTTATCAAGTAGATCTTGTCAGAGACATCGGATTGGAATGTAACTGGGACGCAAAAGTTGACTGAAGGAACGGGGTAAAATCCCTACTACTTTGGAGTAACACAATGGCACAAGTCACTTATCGTGGTGTCACCTATGACACTGACGAGTACCGCAAGATGGTACAGATCGAAGCACAGAAAAGAAACCATGATCTCATGTATCGTGGTATCAAGGTAGAACGTAAGTTCGCTTCTAAAAGCTAATCACATTCTAATGTGTTGATATACTAAGAGGGGTTGTGCCCCTCTTTTTTATGTGTTAATATATACTATAACCTAAATCACAGGAGAGTCATGAAAATCTTTCTGGACTGTTCTGACCCAGATCTTATTGCTTCTGCATTTGAAACAGGATTAATCGATGGAGTAACAACAAATCCTACTCTGATGCTGCAAGCAGGCGATGATCCTAAAAAAGTAATTAAAGAAATCTCTTCTATTTTTCCTTGGGACGCTTCAGTTTCTGCTGAAGTAGTCGGAGAAACTACAGAAGAGATGCTTAAAATGGCAGATGAGTATCTGGAGATCGGACCAAACATTACAATCAAAGTCCCTTGCACAGTGGATGGACTAAAAGCATGTAAGTCATTAACAGATGATGACGTTCATGTTAATGTAACATTAGTATTCAGTACAGCACAAGCAATCCTTGCTGCAAAAGCAGGAGCAACTTATGTTTCTCCTTTTGTTGGACGTGTATACGATCAACACTGGGATGGAAGACACCTTATCGAGGAGATCGCAGATGTATTCGCTACTCACCAAGTCAAGTCGCAAGTACTTGCCGCTTCTATCAGAGAACCTATTCAGGTCTCCGATGCTTTTAGAGTGGGAGCTGACATATGTACTATTTCGGTTCCCATTTTTTACCAACTTTATAAACACGTTCTCACTGACAAAGGGTTAGAGAAATTTGATAAGGATTGGCAAAAACTGGTAGGCGGTTAAGTGAACGGTAGAGTGAATAAGGTAACGATGGTAGCCCATATCATGAAGATGAAAACTGGGTTAGATAATGGATGGTATCCTGAATGGGATGACAGACAACGAGGAGCAGCACAAAGGATACTGCTCAATGTATTAGAACACTTAGATGAGTACTGGGAGTAATGGAAAAACGAAACCTCAAGACACTGATAGCAGACATAGAGAGAGCGTTAGCAGAGTTGAAGTCTGAAGTTTATTCAGATGCTTCTGCTTATCGTATAGATAGTGGCGATGGAATCAAATCCTATGCCCAAGTTAATGATGAAGACGGAGAGTGCGACTAATGAAAAGGATACGAAAACTTCTGAGGGAAGTTATGAAAACCCCTGGACCTATCAGGGTTCAACTTTTACTTCTGACGACATTAACGGTTTCTTCGGTTTCGTCTACAGGATTACTAATCTACAAACTGGCAAGCAATACATCGGCAGAAAATATTTCACACAGCGTCGTAAACCTAGAGGTGGCAAGAGAAGGGTTACGTCTGAGAGTGACTGGAAAAAGTATTACGGAAGTTCTGACGAACTTAAAGCAGATAGAAAGTTACTTGGAAACCACCTCTTCAAAAGAGAAATAATTAGCCTACATACTACACTGGGTCAAACAAACTTTGAAGAGACCCGACAACTATTTTTAAACAATGTACTTACGGAGGCAATGTCAGATGGCACACCAGCGTTCTACAATTCAAACATACTGGGTAGGTACATGCGAAAGGACTATTTCAATACTGGCACATAAAGGTTGACTCCCTTCACGGAGTTTGTTATAATCACAAGGTAGTCCATCATTGTCTCTCATGAACTTTGAAGAAACTGATTTTGAAGTAGAAGATGCTATGGTCGATATTATGATCGATCACTTGCATGAGTTTGCAGAGCTTGAAAATGAACGGACTACCGTTGGGTCAGTAGCTCAGCGGAAAGAGCAACTGCCTTCTAAGCAGTTGGTCGCAGGTTCGATTCCTGCCTGACTCGTTGCCCTTTAGGGCATAACGGTCCATTAGAGGAAAGTATATGACTACAGCACAACGCTTCTCGCCTCATATTGATTTACTATATGAAGCAATTGATCGTCAGGTAGTTCTTGACACCGAGTATCCTATCATTTATAATGAAATTATGAAATATTATGAGGAGAAAGGAGTTGATTTCTATGGTGATGTAGATGAGAATTATGACATTCTCCTAAACAAACTTGAACGAGACCTTTATTATGAACACAATTCTTGAACGTTTCCCTTATCGTTATGTTGAGTGTGGCACACTTGAGATCAATGGTAAACCAGACTATCGTATTCAAAAATTCAATGAGTACACTAGGAGATACAATGACATGTATCTTCTTGACAGTGTTATGCAACTAGACTATGCTATGGAAGACTTTGAATATACTAAATGGTTAGATCCTGAGGGTGTTCCTTGCTATGTAAAAGATCACGCATCATGCTAATTGAATCTCTTTTTCCAACTTATCTTTACAGTGATATCATTCCATTTGATATTGATCTAGACTATCTCAATGGTCTAGATTATAAAATGTATGGATGTGGCACTGGATACAGTAGTGAAAATGAATTGATTCTTGAAGAAGAACCTTTTGCAGAATTAAAAGAACAAATTGATGCTGCTATAAACGTTCTACATTTTGATACTCTTCAGAGTTCCCAAGGAACTCCAGTCCTTGTTCAATCATGGATAAACTATCATAATCCTGGTGATTTTGCCCCAGTGCATAATCATACAAATTGTTATTACAGTGGTGTTTATTATTTAAATGCCCCTATAAATGGAGGAGGCATCTTCTTTCATAAGCAAGATGTCTTCAGATCAAAAACTATCAAACTTGAATCTCATAGAGACAATCAGTTTAATACTGATATATACTTTCATGAGTTAAGGAAAAATTCACTCCTTATATTCCCCTCATACTTACCTCACTCTACACAAGTAAATAAATCTGATCAAGTTAGATATTCATTAGCATTTAATTACTTTATTGAAGGTCAGTTCGGGCACCAAACTAGTCAAATTAATCTACGTGTTGTAAAATGAACCCTTATCTAACAGCAATTCAAGCACTTGAAAATTGTGTCAAGGATGCTATGGAAAATAATGTTGATGCAAATACTCAGAGTGAGATCTGGAGACACTACCAAGGTGTTAAAGCAATTGCAAAACAACTTGATCAAGATACAATTAATTTCGACATTGATACAGACCTTGGTACAGTTACCTTTGACACTTCTGACACATTTAGTACAAACGGAGTTGAATTCAATTTGAGTTCTAGTCCTGATGTGATTACGTTCAACTAGTCTTTGCCAATAGACTATAAACTAGATGGTTTTTCAACAGTAAGCTAGTTGCACATAGCGATTACAATGTTTTAAAAGGGGGGGCGGAAATCCCTCCTTTTTTATTGCTTATCAGTATCTTATGGTATTGATAAGCAATTTTTATAGACCGTACCTCTTGACATCTCTTAATCTTTCCTATATAATATTGTTACGTTTCTTAACAAAACAGAAATGACTTCAACAACGCCCAGTATGAAGAAGTATACAACGACTGAGTACGGCAAACAAAATGTATTCGCAGCAGAACCTCCTATGGAGTATGTTGAGAACTACGAAGGATACGGTCCTCATGCAGAGAAACTCAATGGTCGCCTAGCGATGATTGGATTCTTCGCACTAGTACATAACTACATCCTCTTCGGAGCAGTTATTCCAGGTATCTTCTAGACCTATAGGTCTCTTACACCACTAGCAAACGTGTATAAAATGCTAGTTACTTTCTATCCCTATTAAAAATCAAACGAAAGGAGTTTAAAACAATGACACCAGAAGCAGAAAAGTTTAATGGTTGGGCAGCAATGCTCGGTTTCGTAGCAGCATTCGGTGCTTATGCTACTACAGGTCAAATCATTCCAGGCATTTTCTAATGTCAAACCAAAATATCTTTCTTAAAGCACAAGGACGTGCGGCAATGATGGGTTTCCTAGTTATCTGTGGAACCTACGCATTTACAGGACACATCATTCCAGGTATCTACTAATGGCAAAACAAAAACAATCATCAAAGAACAATGAAACAGATCAAGTCGATTTCTCCATCGCTGAGAAGTGGAATGGTATTGCTGCTATCGTTGGTTGTGTTGCAGCCTTTGCTAGTTACAGTTTCTCAGGTCAACTCATACCTGGTTTAGTGTAATGTCATGCAGGTTGTTCACGGTCAATAGAATTGATCTAGTGAAACTACTAGTGGCAATCAATTTGCCTCTCCTAGTAGTTTCAGCAGCAACCTTTTCTATTACAAGAATAATTTGAAAAGTTTACAAAACTAAATACTTATTATTAAATCGTTACAATTCGGACTAAATTAATGAGCGACTTCACAATAGCCGCCCAAGACAGCATATCACCTTTAGCAGCTATACTGTGGTGCTTCTACCCAATGGCTGCTTTAGTATTGATAGAACTTATTCTTCGCACCTTTAACAATGATGATGACGATGATGAAGGTGGAAAAGGAATTCGAATTCGTCAAGATGATTTAGCGTACGCACCCTCAGGAGCATAACATGCAATACATTTTATTTGCTTGCCTTCTAGCAGCAACAGCACTCACTGATGTATTCTCAATAGTAATCCAGTGATACCTCTTGCAGTTCTATTAACATCCTTGCCACCAGGCTCTAGAGATCTCGTAGAGTTTGGATTTTTCATGTGTGTTGGAATCACTGCAGGATCGCTAGGATTGATATAATGTTACAACAACTACAATTTGGATTAGAAAATTTAATCTAAATAAATTTGTATTTTTATTCAATCTTATGCTAACAGACCTCTATCAAGATATGGAAACTCTCAATGCCTTATATGAGGAACTCTGTTGGGATCCAGAGAAACCTTTAATATTTAAAGCAGACTTTGAGAATGATCAAATCATTATCAGGTTGAAAAGAGACTAAATAAAACTGAATATCTTCGCCGCAAACAACGGGGTAACTGGCACAATCCAGTTGACACCCCGTTTTTTATGCACTATAATAATGGTATGGAAAATTTCATCAGAACCTATGACAATGTGCTGTCCGATGAGGGATGTAATCATTTAATTGAACTCATCGATAGGCAGACCATTACAACTAACAGGATTCGTGGTTTAGAAATTAAAGATAGACAAATGACCATTGATCCTTACTTCCCTACATTGGCAAAGGAGATTAATGAGGATGTAATTAATAATGCTTTTCAATATTATTGTAAAGACTTTCCTTACCTAGCACAAAGGGGTGAATGGTTGTCAGGTTCATGTCTCTTACAAAAGACACGTCCTACTGAAGGTTTCCATAACTGGCACTGTGAAAATTCTGGTTGGCAAGATGCTGCTAGATGGGTTGCTTGGATGGTTTATTTAAATGATGTAGAAGAAGGTGGAGAAACTGAATTCTTATATCAGAGTCTTAGAATTAAACCAAAGAAAGGAACAGCAGTCATATGGCCAGGAACATTTACACATTTACATAGAGGAAACTCCCCTTTAAAAGGAGACAAGTATATACTAACAGGTTGGTACACACTAACCGCAGGCATAAACACTTTTCAATTGAATGTAGATCAATGATTCTAGAAACACTTCTGGCACTCACGCCAATGGACTACAATCATCTTGCACGAGCAGTACAAGTAGAAGCAGCACCTAATACTATGGATGAATATTGTGTTGCAGCATCAATTTTAAACCGAGTAGAATCTCCACTCTATCCAAACACAGTTGCAGGTGTTGTGTATTCACCTAATCAATACGAAGGATTCCTCTACAAGAACCCTTCTGCTAAAGCATCTGTAGTCTCTCGCCTTAAGAACAACGATCAAATGCTTAAGGCATTCAAAATTATTGGAAAGAGAACTGACTTTAAGGGTCAAACTATGCTAAGATATCGCGTAGCATCGGAAGATCCGATGTGTGACCCTAGTGGAAACTTCTTTCATTTCCACTGGCAGTCTTGACAAGATACAAAACTTCATATATAATATATGTGTCTTGAAAAACAGACATTCATCTTACTCCTAACCAGGACTAAACGGAGACATCAGTCCTAATACTACCATTCAAATAACGTTCTTTTAAATTCAATGACTACCTTACAAAGAAGAGACCAAGGTCTCCTTACAGGGTGGAGCGAGTTTTGTGAGTGGGTTACAAGTACAAACAACCGCATTTATGTTGGTTGGTTTGGAGTTTTAATGATTCC